GGGTATTATGTAAACTATAACTACTTATGAATATAGTCGCATCTATCCACTTGTATCATCCAAACCATAACTGCGGTGCAGAGGCAATGATGCATCAAGTATTGAAAAGTTTGCAAGAGAAAGGACATAACGTTAGAGTTCTTCTAAACCAAGCTAATCATTACAAGATAACTTCTAATTACACTTTTGATGGGGTGGATGTATTCCCTCCCAATCCAAATGTGGTAGAGGGGTTGTATAACTGGGCGCACGTCATTTTTACCCATCTTGACTACACGAGATGGAGTATTCATATGGCTGCTATGTATAAAAAGCCGGTTGTGCATTTTATACATAACACGCACTTATACCCAGAGATTGCGGATGCGGAGAAGACTCAATATATTGTTTACAATTCGCAGTGGGCAAAGGACAAGTTGAATTATAAGTGGGATAATATGATAATGACTCCTCCAGTTGATTGGAGGCATTACGACACCAAGGTTAACACGATGAAAAGTGAGTATGTGACTTTGATAAATGTGAACGAGAATAAGGGTGGTAAGATATTCACGGAGATAGCGAGAGCGATGCCACATAAGCAGTTTATGGGTGTTCTTGGGTCATATGACGAGCAAGTAACCAGTAATCTGCCTAATTTAAAGTATGTTGCTAACTCTGTTGACATATTAGATGTTTATAAGCAGACAAGAACGCTGCTGATGCCATCTGAATATGAGAGTTGGGGTAGGACTGCAACAGAGGCAATGTGTAGTGGGATTCCGGTTATAAGCAGTCAGGCTGAAGGGTTAAAAGAGAACTGCGGGAATGCAGGAATTTATATTAAAAATAGGAACGATGTTAAGGAATGGGTTGAGGCAATTGCAAAGTTGGATGACGAAAAGGCGTACTTTACGGCATCAAAAAAAGCAAAAGCACGATCAAGAGAGCATGATCCGAGAGAAACACTTGATAAGTTTGAGCTATGGCTCAAAGAAAAAGTTTACAGCTACAAACATTGAACATGAGTATATTGGTCAATAGCATATCGGTTATAGCGGATTCATCAGTCGAACCCGTATCCATCACAGATGCAAGGAATTGGCTGAGGCTTGATACTGCTTACACAGAGGATGATAATCTTATTGCGGAGCTTATAACGTCTGCGAGAAAGCATATAGAGAAATTGACGGGAGTAAATTTAGTCAATAAGAGCATGAAAGTGCTGATTAATGTTTACGGGCAGCCAAAGAATCCTACCTATGTGGTTGACCTCCCTTACGGTCCAGTTGTATGCGTTGATTTAGTTAGGCTTAAAACGGGTATAAATACTTACGATACACTAACTAAAAATACGCACTACGAATTTACGGGTGGTAAATTATGGATATATTCACAAGGCGATTACGAGGTTACATATACAAGCGGCTATGGCGATTGCCCTGCGGACTTAGAGAGCGATATTTTGACCTTGGTTGCTTGGAGTTATGAGAACAGAGGCAAGAAGATTGAAGGGCAAGGAAGGGAAGGGTTATTGCGTAGCTACCCTAATTGGGATGGCATGAACTATCATCAGTACAAAAAAATAGTTATATAATGGCAGGAATTATCAGAGTCAACGGAGTCAATCAAACCATCGCAAAGATTAATAAGTTTGCGGAGAGGAAGATTGTCAAGTTGGACAAGATAATGGATCAGAGCCTAAAGACTATGGCTACTCAGGCTAACGTTAATGCACCTGGGGAGATAAAAGGCACAGTCAGAACACAAAAAATCGATGTTTTGGCTTACGATATAGGTTCAGAGGTACCTTATGCAGCATATGTTGAGTTTGGTACCGGTGATGCTGCAAGAGGTTATGTACCAAGCCTTCCTCCTGAGTGGCAAGAAGTAGCAAGACGTAAGATTATAAATGGTTTAGGTAGAACGGGTGTGCAGAAATTCCTTTACCCTGCGGTAGAGGACGGATTGCCAGAGATGATAAAGAAAATGAAAGAAAATGCTTGATACAAGTAACGCCGTGAGGCAGGCATATATAACAGCGTTGAATGGAAATATTACCTATGATGGGAATAATGTTCCAGTGTATGGCAACATACCATTCAAGACACCACCAAAGAAATATGTTATCATAAGTGATATAAGAGAAGTCCAAGACCTTAACAACAATGCGTTTTTCAATAATGTTGTTGTAACTTTGGATATATTTGCTGAGCAATACATGACAAATGACAATGGGGTTGTGGATAATATTGCTTCGCAGATAATGCAGATTTTGATGCCGGTGCCAGGTGCTAAACTTTTCGCTGAGACAAATCACGACATTTATCCAAGCCAAAGGTTATCATCAAGATACTTACCGCTTCAAAAGGGTCAGGACTTTGTAGCGAGAAAAATAATAACGATAAGTAATTTAGTAAATCAAAAATAGAGAACAATGCCAACACAAATTCTTTCAGTAAACCAATTCATCGAAATTGATGTAACTGGTGGAACAACCTACAAAAAGCTTGTTTGTACAAGTTCATCAAGTGTAAATACTGCACTTGCAACAACACAAGACCAAACCACTTGCGGTGTACTTACAGCAGTAGGCGAGCCTTCTATGACAATAGATTTTGATGCAGTTTGTGAGGCACAGCCTACAACTGAACAGATTTCTTACGAAGAGCTGCTTACTGCATCAGTACAAAAGACTCTTGTAAACGTAAGGGTACAAAACCCTGCTGTTACTGGTTCTTCTGCTGGTCAGTATTACTACCATCAATTTATGGCTTATATCACTGATTTGTCATTAAATATGACTGTTGGTGAGTACGTTAAATTCAGCGGAACAATTTCAAGCACTGGAACACTTGATATATCTGTATTATAATAAACTATGAATACTGCGACTATAACCATGAATGGTCATACCATCAGCCTTCGCTATGGTATGGCTTCATTCCGGTACTTAACTGAAAGATTTGTTGATGGCATCAGCTTTGACAACGGATCATTGAACGAGATAGGCTTATCACACATTCTTTATAGTGGTTACACAAACCATTGCCTTGTAAAGGATATAAAGAAGGAATACAGCTTTGAGTTCTTCGTAGATTACGTTGAGGCACATCTTAAAGATGAACCTTTTATGACTGAAGTGATGGAGGCGATGAAAGTATGGACTGACAGCGACTTCATCAAACAGACACAAGAGGCGAAGCCTGACGAGCCAAAAAAAAAGACTTAACGTGGGATGAGATTGAAGCTTTCGCTTTTGGAGAGCTTTGCTTGAGGCCCATGGAGTTCTATGAGATGGCTCCACGGCATCTTGGCTTGATGATTAGAGGTCATCAGGAGAAGAAGGTGGATACTTATAGGCAAACACGGATGCTGATGTTCACGATGGTGAGGCTTCATGCCGACCCGAAGTCAGCACCAAAGACACCGGAGGCTTTGTGGGAGTTGCCTGGTGATGCTGTTGCGAACCCAGTAGAAGAGGCTGAAGAGTATAAAAAAATCTTTGAACGATTAGGACAATGGCAGAAACCGGAGATTTAATAATAAAGATAGGGGGTGATGCCTCAAAATTCAAGGCCACCATTGCCGATGTAGAGAATAGTCTCAAGTCGTTCAAGGCTAATTTAGGTACTACCGGTCTGAACATTAAGATAGAGGCACTTGGGTTTGAAGAGGCAAAGTCTAATATTAAGGGCGTAACAGAATATGCAGAGGGCACGCTTGGTTCTATTCAGAATAGAATAAAGCTAATTAAAAAAGAGAGGCTAACTGTTACTGCTGATGCAACCTCACTTGCTCCATTTAATATAGCTTTAAAAGAAGCAGTAGATACCAAAAGAGAACTTGAGCAAGCCGGTATTTTTAAAGATGTACCACAGCAAGCGGCTGTTGCAGAGAATAGCATACAAGGTATTAGTAACAGGCTTGCAGATTTAAGAAAACAAAGGTCGATAATTGATCCTGACACGAATGCAAGAGCTCTCTTGCAAATAAATCAATTAATTGAGAAACTTGAAGAAAAATTAAGGAATTTACAAGTCCTTGGTAAAAAAGTAGCTACTCCAGAGGGTGTTTTAGGCGGGTTTAAACAAATAACTAAAGGAAGTGCAGAAGCAGGTAGATCCTTAACAAGTTTAGCTCTTATTGCTCAAGACTTACCTTTTGGATTTATAGCAATTCAGAATAACCTACCTGCTGTATTACAAACATTTGGCCAATTAAAAACAGAAGCGGATGGTAATAAAGGGGCATTAAAAGCACTTGCTGGTGCATTAGTAGGCCCAGCAGGTTTGTTTCTTGCCTTTAGTGCTGTAACGAGTATAGTAACAGTAGCAGTTCAAAAATATGGCAGCTTTGGTGCAGCGGTAAGTGCTTTATTTGGTCGTGTCAATCCATTGAACGACTTGATAATGGAATCGGCTAAAAGCCTCGAAGAGTACAATAAGAATCTTGCAAGTAATGAAAAGACATTAGGGCAAGCATCCGCTTCAGTTGCAGGACAAGTTTTAAGAGTAAGGACTCTCGCAAGTGCTGTTTTTGATTTGTCTAAAAGCGAGGATGAAAGGAGAAGGAATTTAAGCGAGCTAAAAAAACTTGATAAAGATAGATTTGATGCTTTTGATATTGAAAAAGGAAAGTTAGATGATTTAAAAATAGCTGTCGATAATTACACTCAATCTATTTTAGCCAATGCTGTTGCTCAAAAATTTACAGATAGAGTAGCTACAATAGCTGAGCAAACTGAAGATCAGAAGGACAAACTAAATGAGTACAGAAAGGAGTTAAATAAACTACAGAAAGATTTCCCTAATGTAATAAAACAATATTCAGCATATCAAAAAGCACTTGAAAACCAATCAAGGGTAGAGGAGGCAGTAGTTTTAATACCAAACGAACAAGTACAGAACTTTATAGACATTACTAAAGCAATAAAAGACCAAAAAGGTGTAGTTCAAGATTTAGAAAAACAATGGTCTGATGCTGAAAAAACCGCAATAAGTTACATTCAAAAAGCGGCAAGTTTTGCAAAAATAGAAACAACCCCAGATGGGGGTACTGGTGGAGGCGGTGGTAAAAAAGCAGTCTTCGCGCCACAAATAGACTCTCAGGCTCTTGATGAGGCGTTTAACTTAGATAAGATCATATCAAACTTAACTAAGTACGGAAATGTACTTATTGATGTAAATAAGACAGAGGCAGAGAGAAAGAATGCTTTGCGTGAGCTGTCTGAGATAAACCCTGAGTATTTTAACCAATTTAAGATAGGAAAGTCGTCTGTTTCAGATGCAAAAGTTCAGATAGAAGACTTTATAAGAGCTTTGCTTGCACAAAAAAAAGCACAAGAGGATGCTTTGGCTGCTGCTAAATTAAATAATGACTTTAGAAAAAATGAGGAGAAAGGCATAACCGCTGTTGGCGATAAGTATAGGATATTTAAAGATGAAATATCTACCTTACCAGAAACAATTGAAGATGTTGAAAAGTCATTTAGAAATGCAACTCTGAATGCAGATAAGTTATTTAAGTTAGATTTTAGCAAGTTTGATACCTCTTTTGACTTCGATCAGCTATCCAAGGGGTTTAAGATTATAGAGGAGCAGACAAGGCAGATAAGAGATAATATTTTATCTACATTGAGTGGAGTTCAAGGTCTACTACAAGATACTTTTTTTGAATTGCTTGATGAGGGAAAGGGTAATTGGAAAGAATTTAGTGATGCTGTAATAAAAGAAATAAAAAGGATAACAGCAGCTTTGCTTACAAAAGCATTAATAGAAGGGTTAGCTAATTTAATATCTGGGGGAACAATTGGTACAGCATCTGCTGTAGCAAAAGGGTTAAAATCAATTGACACTGCATCTCTTGGAGAATTTTTAGAAATTACTCCAGGTGCTGCTAACTTTGGAGGCATAAGAGGCAATGATGGAGTGAATATGTCTGGGCAAGTAGTTATGACATTAAGAGGAACTGATTTGGTAGGGGCAATGAATAGAACAAACACATCAATTAACAGAGTTGGCTAAAGCGTTAAAATATTACATAGACTTTTACACTCATCAAGGGCAGGCCTGTAAGGTTAGGTTCTTGTTTGAGGGTTGGACTGGTGACTCACAGCAACTAAACCCATCATCAAGACCATTTGTCTTATCTGAATTTAATCAGTCAGAGGAGTTATACAAACCAATTAGACCTCAGCAAGCAACCATTCAGTTCATAGGGAATAGCGTAAACACGATGGATGCATTCTTTGCTAATAACGATAATGATATAGAGGTTAGGTTTGACTTTGGCACATTTACAAATTATTGGGTAGGCTATCTGTTGCAAGATAACTTCCAAGAGATTTGGCAAGACACCAATCACATCGTTACACTCACTGCAACAGAGGGTATTGGCTTGCTTGAGTATGAGCAGTTTGGCAATGCGGGTGCAGAAGTAGTGGGCAGGCTTACAACCTACGAAGCATTGCAATATTGCGTTCAGCCAACACCATTGACGTTTACTGATGCAAGGATAATAAATAACCTATTCCATAACTCAATGACAAATACGGGAACGAATATCCCGTTAGATCAGTGCTATATCGATGCGAGAAGCTTTCAGATAGAGGCAAGAGAGTTTGACAACAAAAAAGTAGCTCTTGAGAAGATAAACAGCTCATGGGCACAGACACTCTTTCAATGGAAGGGAGCGTACTTTTTAATAAGAATGGAGGAGTTGTACACTCCGGTGGCAAGCAATTTACGCCAGGTGACCATGTCGGCTACAAGGTCTGCTACTAATTTAAGATATGACGTAAGCGTAGGTAAACTACAAGACGTTAAGCCTGTTGACTCTGAGATGATAAGATACATCAAGAGGAGAACAAAGCAGGATATTAATAAATTTAACTACGAGCTTTTTAACGAGGTAGTAGAGAATGAGAGTTTTACAAGGGGTGCATTGGTTTCAAGCAACCCATCTACTAAATTAAAGGTTCTCGATTCATGGACTTATGAGACGGGAACATTCTCTTCCCCAACAACGCCAACGCCTCCGGCAGGCAACTATGGTCTTGTAGAGAACTATTTTGATGGGTTATTCGAGAATAGCTATGCTTATTTCTCGATACCATCAACAACCGGAGCATTTTGGATTAAATCTATCCCATTCGATGTCAATAACCTTCAGACTCTTGACATACAATTCGAAGTATCATACAATCCTTTCTTAGGTAATTTCCCTTCCGGTAAGGTAACCACATTCCCGTGTTGGGTTTTTCTTGATGGTGTAACAGCTAATTACCAGTTGCTTAATACAGGCAAGTGGGAGCTTGTAGCCGGTACTGTTCCAACAAAGGCAATAGAGCTTGAATATGACAGCTCAAAAGAGCCGATTGCGGAGCAGTTCAATGCCATAAGCGTACAATCAGATAGGATTCCTGATAATGGCAGTATAAGGTTTTATTTCTACGCCCAGGGGCAGACAGGAATGGTCGGCAATGAGTTTAGGATAAAGAATTTTATATGCAAGGTATTAAACCCTTATAGCGTAGATACCGAGAGAAGAAATATAACAGGCCAAAAGCTTTATTACAAAAAAACCGACACTCTGCGTGTAGATTCTGAGTACGATGTGTATTTTGGTGATAATTTCTCTCAATCGCATAAGGGAACGATTTATGAGAGCGATGGCACAACAATAGCTGATAAAAAGTGGTATAGATTAAGGTTCCCAACTGAGACGGTGCCATTTAGAAAGCAATCGCTAATCTCTAGGTGGGAGAATAATAGATTTAATAGGAACAAAATAGATGTTGATCTTTACGGGTTGATATGGTCAAGTGGCACACAGCCTATTGGCTTGATGAATACGATAAGATTTACTGATGATGACCCTAATAAAGTTTATGCTATATTAAACATGAGAGAGATAGATTTTGCTGCATCGAGATGGTCAGCAACGCT